TTATTTAAACAACAGTTATGGACATTTCTCAATTAAAGTCTAGGCTCGCTTCCCTACAAAATCCAAGAGGCGGACAGAAAAAGGATTTCAGTTTAACAGTCTGGAAACCTACTGTAGGTAAACACTTAGTTCGTATTGTACCATCCGCGTACGACAAATCGAACCCATTCAAGGAATTATTTTTCCACTACGGTATCAACAACAAGACGATGATTTCTCCGACTTCTTTCGGCGAAAAAGATCCAATCGTTGAATTCGCTCAAGGTTTAAGAAAGAGCGACGATTGGCAGTCAGCTAAGAAGTTCGAACCAAAATTACGTGTATTTGTTCCAGTCATCGTAAGAGGCGAAGAAGAGAAAGGCGTAAGATTATGGGAATTCGGCAAGCAAGTCTACATGGATTTGTTAGCAATCTTAGAGGACGAAGACGTAGGAGATTTTACAGATCCTATTCAAGGTCACGACATCACAGTCGACACAGCTGGTAAAGAAACCACTGGATTAATGTACAACACTAGTACAGTAAGAGTTAGAACAAAAGTTACTCCGTTATCAGAAGATGCTGACAAAGTAAAGTTATGGTTAACAACTCAACCAGAGCCTAACACTCTATTTAAGCGTTGGTCTTACGACGAGATGAAATCTGCTTTAGGGGCTCATTTGAATCCTGAGGAGGAGATCAAACAAAACGCAGACGTAGTAGTTGAAAAAACTGCACAAGTAGGAGATTTACCTTGGGAATCAAAAGAAGAAGCGGTAAAACCAGCTTTCACTTTGAACACCAGTAAGACAGAGATCGATAGCAAAATCGATGACCTTTTTAACTTCTAAATTCATATAAGCCCTCACCTAAAAACGAGGGCTTTTTAAACCGCACAAATGGCAAAGGCTAAAGAAGGGTTAAATAGCTCCATATCAAAAGCTATCAAGACAGAATTCAATTTAGACAATTTTAAGAAGTCAAAAAATCTTTCATCTACGTCCATCAAATTCAAGGACCAAGAGTGGATTCCATTATCGAAATCATTCCAAGACGCATTACAAATTCCAGGCGTTCCAAAAGGTCACATTACTTTATTAAGAGGTCACTCTGATACTGGTAAAACGACTGCTTTGTTGGAAGCCGCAGTAAATGCTCAAAAGATGGGTATATTACCAGTGTTCATTATCACAGAGATGAAATGGAGTTGGGAACACGCAAAAGAAATGGGATTGCAATTCGAAGAGGTTGCTGACGAAGACGGAGTAGTAAATGACTACAAAGGATTTTTCTTATTCGTCGACAGAGAAAAGATGAATTGTATCGAAGACGTATCAGCATTTATCTTGGATATTTTGGACGAGCAGAAAGCTGGCAACTTGCCTTACGATATCTGTTTTTTTTGGGATTCTGTGGGCTCCGTCCCATGCCGACTATCAATAGAGTCAAACAAGAACAATAACGAGTGGAATGCAGGCGCAATGTCACAACAGTTCGGACAGTTCGTTAATCAGAAGATTGCGTTATCAAGAAAAGAGAGTCAACCTTACACAAATTCATTCGTTGCTATCAATAAAGTTTGGGTCGCAAAGCCTGAAACTATTATGAGTCAACCAAAGATGAAGAATAAAGGCGGAGACACAATGTTCTTTGACGCATCTCTTATTATCACTTTCGGAAACGTTACTAATGCAGGTACAAACAAGATCAAGGCCACTAAGAACGGTAAAGAGGTTGAGTTTGCAAAGAGAACAAAAATCTCTTGCGATAAGAACCACGTAACTGGTGTAACTGCTTTGAACAAGGTTATTATGACAGTACACGGATTTATTGACGACGATAAGAAAGCATTGGACAATTACAAGAAACAGTATTCTCATCAGTGGTTAAAAACATTGGGTTCAAAAGACTTCGATGTAGTTGAAGAGGCTGACGAAGACATTAAAGACTTATTTGATAGTTCAGAACATGAATAAAGATTACCAAAAGATATTTGATTCGCTTGGAAAGGTAGAAGTTGAAGAGACAAAAGAAGATCTAAAGGTAAACGATAGAATTTTAATTATCGATTCACTGAATACTTTCCTAAGAGCATTTACAGTTATACAGCATTTTAACAAGAGTTTGAATCACGTTGGTGGATTAACAGGTTACCTAAGGTCGCTTGGTTTTGCCATCAACTTGATTCGACCTACCAGAGTGATTCTGGCGTTCGATGGCAAGGGTTCATCTACGAATAAACGTTATATCTATCCAGAGTACAAAGCTAACAGAGGTATACGCAGGGTCACTAACTGGGATGCTTTTGAGAATCAGGAACAAGAATCAGAGGCAATCACAAATCAGTTGGTTAGATTGATAGATTATTTGAAGTGTTTGCCTGTAGATTTAATTTCGATAGACAAAATAGAAGCTGACGATGTTATCGGTTACATCACTCAACAGATGGACACAGATTTTACAATAATGTCTTCAGACCGAGATTATTTACAGCTCGTATCTGAAAGGATAACTGTATATTCTCCTACGAAAAAAATCTTCTACACTCCCAAAAAAGTCTTAGACCAATACGGAGTTAGCAGCGAAAACTTTTTGAATTATAAAGTTTTAACCGGAGATTCTGGAGATAATGTTCCTGGAATTAAAGGTATCGGACCAAAGACGATAACAAAACTTTATCCGGAATTATCGAGCTACAATAAAATGACTTTAACAGAAGTTATACAAAAAGCAAAAGACGGAGATGGAAAAGCATTCATGAGTATTAGAAATTTTGAGCATCAATTAAAGATAAACGAAAAGCTAATGGATCTAACGAATCCCAACATACCAGAAGATTCCATTGTAGAAATACAAGAAATGTTGGCGAGTCCTAACAAGACTTATAGATCGAAGGAATTTATGGAAATTTATCACGAAGACGACCTAGGAAATTCGATAGCAAATCTCCAGTCGTGGTTACACAATCATTTTCACCAGTTATCAAAATATAAATAAGTTATGGCAGTTTTAAATCAGTTACAACAATACGGAGTAGGTTTTCAAATTAAGGTTTTATCAAGCTTATTAAAAGATAAAGAATTCTTACAAAACATAAACGACATTTTAGACGCAGAGATGTTCGATAATCCAGCGCACAAGTGGATTATACAAGAGATATTAAGGTACTACTACAAGTATCATACCACGCCTTCGATGGAATCTTTACAGGTCGAAGTTAAGAAGATCGAAAACGATGTGTTAAAGGTGAGCGTAGTAGAACAATTAAAGGATTCGTTAAAAGCTACAGACGAAGACAGAGAATACGTAGAGAGCGAATTTTCTAACTTCTGTAAGAATCAGCAGATGAAGAACGCGATCATGAATTCCGTTAGTCTTTTGGAAAAGGGCGAATTCGATCAGATTAGATCAATGATCGATACAGCGTTAAAAGCAGGACAGGACAAGAGAATAGGACACGAATACGAGAAAGACATGGAAACTCGATACAGAATGGAACAGCGTTCTCCTATTGCAACTCCATGGGCAAATCTAAACGAATTGCTGATGGGAGGTTTGGGTGTAGGCGATCTAGGAATTATATTCGGAAATCCAGGCGGTGGTAAATCTTGGTTGTTGGTAAACCTAGGCGCCATAGCAGTGCAAATGGGTTTTACCGTAAACCACTACACATTGGAATTATCCGAAGACTACATTGGTAAAAGATACGATGCCTTGTTTACAGGAATAGACGTTCAACAGATTCACTTGAACAGAGACAAAGTTCAACAAGAAATTGACAAGCTAAAAGGCAAGTTAATTATCAAAGAATTTCCAATGGGTAAAACCACACCTAACACTATAGAAAATCACATTCAAAAGTGTAGAGATTTAGGGCATCCTCCAGATTTAGTTATTATAGACTACGTTGACTTGTTAAAGAGCAAAACAAGATCTATAGACCCAAAGGACGCTATAGACGATGTATACACAGCAGTCAAAGGTATGGCAAGAGAAATCAAAGTACCAGTGTGGACAGTATCCCAAGTAAATAGAATGGGAGCCAAGGACGATGTAATTGAAGGAGACAAGGCTGCTGGATCTTACAATAAGATGATGATTGCTGACTTTGCAATGTCCTTATCAAGAAAGAGACAGGACAAGGTAAACGGTACAGGCAGAATGCACGTAATGAAAAATAGATACGGCGCAGACGGTATGACCTACGCAGCAAAGGTAAATACCAATTGCGGAAGGATCGAGATTAACAAAGACGAGATAAGCGAAGACGATTTGACTTTTGACACAGGAAAACCAACCGGACACGGCAATAATGGAAGTTTCACTGCGGATGAGAAAAATTACCTGTCTAAGAAATTCTTTGAGATGAACATATAAATTTATCTCAAAAAGGCCATATTTATTAGTACAAAACGCATTCTATGAACTTTTTGATCAGTTTATTTAAAAAATCAGTAAAGGGCGATAACTTTCGCGCTAACGCAACTCCTTCAAAGTATAATGATTCAATTGCACAATTGAACTCAACGGGAGATCAACAGTACGACAAACTTACCACTGAGAAAATCAGAAAGATAGGTAAAACCAAGGCTGTGACGTCTGATCAAACTCAGGCTAACACAACTATACCTGGAACTAGATAGTTTAGTCTTTTTACACTCTCACTAATTTATTAAAGGTTTCGAACCATAATAGGGGTATACAGCTACGCTCAC